CACGACCTTCAACAACGACCCCGAGACGGTCTGTGCGTTCATGGACTGCAAGAGGGACGACCTCAACTACCTCTGCCGTAAGGCGTTCGGCCCAAACATGACGTTCGCCCGAGTCGTACGCAAGTACGAGCTCGTGGGCAAGGCGAAGCTCAAGAAGTCTCTCATGCGAGCCGCCATGGACGAAAAGCCGAACTCAAAAGCGCTCGACTTCGCCATCCGCGAGTACCTCGAAATCCTGGGACCCGTCGAGCGCAGGCGCAAGGCAGCTAGGGAAGCGAAGGCCAAGGAAGAGGAAACGGACTTCTGATGTGGCAAAGAGTAAGTTTTCCGTAATTGACCCCGAAGCCATCCCCGAGGTCGCCGAATGGCTGCACATGGTGGAGGACGGAAAGATCGTCGCGTGCGAGGAGCAGCACCTGCTTTGCAAGATGGTGCGGCGTGTCTTCGCGAACGAGCGTCTTTGGTTCGATCGCGAGCGACTTGACCGATACCTCGGGTACCAGAAGCTCTTCCCGTTCGACCTCGATTGCGTTGAGCGGTTCATGCTCGCGCTCTCGCTGTGCCTGTACACGGAAGAGTGCGTACCGCGATTCGACAAGCTCTTCCTCTACGTCGGGCGAGGGTTCGGAAAGAACGGATTCATAACGTTCGTGGCCTTCTGCCTGATGAGCAAGGCGAACGGAATCCTCGAATACGACATCAACGTGGCCGCGACCACTGAGGAGCAGGCGAAGACCTCGTTCATGGAGCTTCACAACATCTTCGAGCGCTCGCCGTCCACATTTGAGAACGGGTTCACGTGGAACCTCAAGCAGATCAAGAACAAATCAACCTCTTCGACCTTCAAGTTCCTCACGGCAAACGCTGGCAGCAAGGACGGCGGGCGCCCTGGTGCGCTGTTCCTGGACGAGATACACGCCTACGAGAGTAACGAGCTCATCGCCGTCCTCATCGGCGGTCTCGGCAAGAAGGACGATGCCAGAATCTTCGAGATTACGACCGACGGTGACGTTCGCGAGGGGCCGCTGGACGAGGAGAAGGAGAAGGCGAGGCGCATCCTTCGCGGCGAGATGGCCGACGACGGAATGTTGCCCATGATGTTCACACTCGATGACGCAAGCGAGATTCACGATGAGAGCAAGTGGCCGAAAGCAAACCCTGCGCTCGTGACGCAGCCGAGACCGCAGCTCTTGCGTCGCTACCGCAAGGACTACAACGACTGGTGCGAGCGGCCGCAGAAGCACACGGAGGTTCCGACCAAGCGATTCAACTGCCCGACCGCGCGGCAGGACATAGCGCTCACGACGCGTGAGAACCTCATCGCGGCGTCACGCCCGTTCGACATGGAGGCGCTCCGTGGCCGGCCGTGCGTGTTCGGACTCGACTACGCCCGCACGACCGACATGGTGGGTGCGTGTTTGCTGTTTGACGTGGACGGCGAGTGGGTTGTTTTGCATCACGGCTGGTGGTGTACGCACTCAGCCGATGCCGGCGAGGTCAAGGCACCACTTGACGAGTGGGCCACCCAAGGCCTGCTCACTATCGTTGACGATGTGGACATCTCGCCCGAGCTGCCATGCCAGTGGGCGCGTGACGTTGCCTTCGAGCTCGGCGCGAAGATAGTCATCGCTGCTTTGGACGAGTACCGGCTTGGACTCGTCAAGCCAAAGCTGCAAGAGATACTCGGTCTCGACTCGACGGTGAAGGACACCAAGGAGACGAAAAAGCAAGTCTACATCGTGCGTCCGAGTGACCACATGCGCGTGTATCCGGTGCTCGACTCGATACTCGCGAACCACACCATCGTGTGGGGCGACTCACCGCTCATGCGATGGTGCGCCAACAACGTCAAGGTCGAGCCCGCACCCAACAACAACTTCAAGTACGGCAAGATTGCGCCGCACTCGCGCAAGACCGACGTCTTCATGGCGCTGGTCGCCGCGTTCTCGGCACGCGAGTACCTGCCCAAGGCGGTGCAGCTCGTGTTCGCCGCACCCGTCTTCTTCGGCCAGAGCGGAGGTAAGCCATGACACTCCAAGAGCTGCTCAACATTGCCATGCGCTACGCAACGGCACTGTCCGACGCACTGATTCTCGCGTGCTACGAGCGAGCGCACGAGGACGGCATCAAGCTCCATGCGCCGACGCGAGCGCAAGCAAGGTCGCACGCATGGCCGACCAAGGGCAAGCGACCAGAGCACGAGACCGATTTTGCGCGCCTGGTCATCGAAAACTCTGACACCAGGCACAACCACGTATGAGGGGGGTGAGCCATGTCCACGGTGATTGACTTTCTCGGCAACGTGATTCTCGGTGCCGACACCGACACGCCCGAGCGCGTGACGCTGCCGGAGGCCATCGAGCGTGCCGCCTCCACGACCATGCGGTACCAGTGGATGACCGTCGCGCTCCACGTGGCCGCGAGGTACGCCATTGCGGGAATCCTCAAGTCGCCCATCCGCGTCCGCGGCTCTGACCGAACCGAGAAGGACTACGAGGAATGGCTTTGGAACGTTCGACCGAACCCGAACCAATCGCGCTCTCAGTTCTTCGCGCAGCTCGTTGACAAGATGTTCTTCGCGCACCAGCGCTGCGCCATGGTGGTCCCGTCGCACGACGCGCTTTGGATTGCCGACTCATGGACGCCGCGAGAGGCCAAGGAGCGTGCGACCAAGGACTGGTGGCGACCAACGACGTACGAGAACATTGCCGTAAACGGCGTGTACGACGCGATTCGCGGTCCGGTCAACGCTGACCAGGTGTTCATCTTCCGCATGCCCGAGACCACGCAGTGGCGCTCGCTCATGAATTCCATGAGCCTCGCATACGAGGAGATGGCGAAGAGCGCTGTCGAGGCGTTTGGCGACAAGAACACGCGCCGATGGTTGCTCGACATGGACGCCAAGATCACCGGCACGCAGCAGGAGCAGGACGCCATTTCCGAGTACCTCAACAGCATGGTAGGCCCGTTCGTCAAGGGCAACGACGTTGCGATCCCCCTCTACGAGGGCATGTCGCTCAGTCGCGTGAAGCCCGAGTACTCCGGTGGCGAGTCCACGCTTGACGTGGTGCAGATCCGCGCCGAGGCGTTCCGGACGGTCGCAAATTGCGTCGGCATCCCCGTGAGCTTCCTTGAGGGCAACGTCAACAATTTCGAGTCGGTCTTGGAGTCGATGCTCGCATTCTTCATCGACCCGATCGCGAAGGCAATCGAGGACGAGATTGCGGCGAAGTCCATGACCGCGATGCAGTGGCGGCAAGGCTCGTACGTGCGTGTGGACACGACGCACATCCGCCACGTTGACCTCTTCGCCGTGGCTGACAAGGCAGAGAAGCTGGTGGGCGCAATGATTGACACCCCCAACGAAATCCGAGAGTTCACCGGGCAGGACCGCGTAGACGGCAAGCCCGAGATGGACGAATACCAGATGACCAAAAACCACGAGCGAGCCGGGGGAGGTGAAAACAATGACGATTCCAGCAGTGCCGATGCAGCTCTTGACGAGCAGTGACGAGACGAGCGCAGACCTGCACATCCTGGGAAACGTGAGCAAGGGCCATTGGCTCTTTGGCAAGTCCGACACCGACACCGACGCGAGCGACATTGCGCAGGCTCTCATGGACCTGCCGAAGACCGTGGGCGAAATCAACGTCCACATCAACAGCTTTGGTGGCGAGGTGGCAGAGGGTATCGCCATCTACAATGCCCTCCGCGCTCATCCGGCCAAGGTCACGACCGTCTGCGAGGGCTTCGCGTGCTCCATCGCGTCCGTCATCTTCATGGCCGGCTCGCGTCGCGTCATGCGCCCGGCGTCGATGCTCATGCTCCACAACGCCTCGATGATGGCGCAGGGCGACCCCAAGACGCTTCGCAAGGCGGCTGAGGACTTGGAGACCATCACCGAGCTCTCGAAGAAGGCGTACCTCGCATGCGCGACCGACGAGCTCACGCCTGAGAAGCTCACCGAGGTCATGGACGCCGAGACGTGGGTTTCGCCTGAGACCGCCGTCGAATGGGGGCTTGCGACCGAGATTGATGAGCCAGAGCAGTCCGACGAGCCAAGCCAGAGCGTCGCAAAGCAGGTGATGGAGCTGCTCACGGCCAAGCCGAGGACCAAGGCCGTGGCGCAAAATCTCGTGGCGCAAATCAGTATCACGCAGGAGCAGCTTGACGAAATCGCATCCCGTTGTATGGAGCAAATCCTGCAAAAGGATGACGAGGACGAGGACGAGGACGAGGACGAGAAGAAGCAGTCCTTCGACCCATCCGCTATCTCTCAGCTATTCGCTAATCTAGCAAGCAAGAAGTAAGGAGGGCTAGCATGCCTATCAACCTCAACGGCCCGGCGCGACTCGCCGCGTCCAATCTCGCCCAGGCTTTCATGGGCGAGGACACCGCGGCGGTGGAACAAGGTTTTATCGAGCTTCAAACCGCAATCCACGATTCGGTCAAGCAGGAGTACGAGGACGCCATCGCGTCCAACGACCGCGTAATCCTCGCGCAGCGCGGCTTCCGCCAGCTCACCACCGAGGAGACCGAGTACTACCAGATGATTATCGACGCGCTTGCCTCGCCGAATCCCAAGCAGGCGTTCGCCGATATCACCAAGAACGACGACAACACCATTCCCGACAAGATGCTCCCCGAGACCATCTTCAACGAGATTCTCAAGAACCTTACCGAGCGCCACCCGCTGCTCGAGATCATCCGCCCCAAGAACGTCGGCTACATCACCACGTGGCTGCGCAACAAGCACACGCGCCAGCTCGCGCGGTGGGGCGAGATTGAGACCGATATCGCCAAGGAGATCAAGTCGGCGTTCGAAGTCGTGAACGTCCGTCAGGGGCGCCTGACCTGCTTCATGCTCATCCACCGCGACACGCTTGCGCTTGGCCCCACCTTCCTTGATGGTTACATCCGCACCGTGCTCTCCGAGGCCATGGCTTGCGGCATGGAGGCCGGCGTTTGCACGGGCAAGGGCATCGGTGGCGAGCCCATCGGCCTTGACCGCGACATTCACGACGGCGTGACCGTCTCCACCACCGATGGCTACCCCCGCAAGGACGCCATCAAGGTGACCGGATTCGCGCCCAAGGAGTACGGCCCGCTCGTGGCAAAGCTCGCCAAGGACGAGAAGGGGCACGTCAAGCAGTCCGTGGCCGGTCTCACGCTCGTGTGCAACCTCGTGGACTACCTGACCAAGGTCATGCCCGCGACCACGCTGCTCAACGCCGAGGGCCGTTACGTCAATGACCTGTTCCCCGTTCCCACGCGCGTGGTCACCGCCGAGGTGATTGAGGAGGGCGAGGCGCTTCTCATCCTTCCTGACGAGTACGACCTCTTGGTTGCCGGCAACCGTGGCATCGAGTACTCCGACGAGTACAAGTTCCTCGAAGACCAGCGTTGCGCCAAGGTCGTGACCTACGCATTCGGCAAGGCCTACGACAACACCAGCGCCCTCCTGCTCGATATCTCCGAGCTTGACCCGGCGTACATCACCGTGGCCGTCCACAACGTCGAGACCATTGACGACGGCGAGGGTGACACCGTAAACCCTAAGTTGGCGGCGCTCGCTATCGGCAGCCTGACGTTGAGCCCCGCTTTTGACGCCGACGTGACCGAGTACACGGCCACGACCACCAACGCGACCAACACCATCACCGCGACCGCCGATGAGGGCGTGACCGTGACCATCACAGTCGGTGAGACCACGGTAGAGTCCGGCAGCTCCGCGACGTGGGCCGCTGGTGAGAACGTCGTGACCATCGTCGCGAGCGACGGCACCAACTCCACGACCTACAAGGTCACCGTAACCAAGTCCTAAGCAGGCGTGCCATGGCGATCATCCAATCCAACGTCATGGCCGCCGTACGCCGCAAGCTCAACGTCACGTGGGACGATGGGGATACAGACACAAGGCTTTCAGACGTGGTGGGCATCGTCTCACCGCGTCTGGCGTCGCTTCTCGGCTACGGCATGGACCATGAGTTCACCAGCGAAGACGGCCCTGCATGGGGCCTTTTTCTTAACGGTTGCCTGTATGAGTTCTCGGACGCCTGGGATGACTTCGCGGGCAACTACGCGCGTGAGATCCTTTCCACGCGCATGTTCCTGATGGGCCGTGATAGCGATGCTCAAGCGCAAGGCTGAGGTATTCGCACCCACAGACGGCGTGCTCACGACAACCACCGGAGTCACGGAAGGGCGCGGCATCGACTTCTCCGATATCGCGTCCTACTTGACCGGGTACAAGCTCGCATACCGTCGCGTGCGCATCAGCTCGCGTGACGTCGAGCTGGTCGACGCGACCGGGAGCGAGATTACCGCCAAGGTCGAGGTTCGCACGGCGCCGTCGCTCACGCCCGACACCGACGTGCTGGTTGGCTCGAAGGTTTACGAGGTGACGCGCGTCGAGAGCCGTGGCCGCACGTCGTGGCTTTGGCTGTCCGAAGTCGCGTGCGACGGCACGTGCGAGCTTAGCAAGGAGATGGTCACCTACGACGAAAACGCCGTGCCACATCGAGCCGACGCAAAGGCAGTCGTGTACGTGCGCAAGGTGTCGCTCGGCTCCAAGCGCGCGCACTCGGCAGGCGTCGATTCCCTGGACGCAACCATGACTATTCGCATCCGCACTGCCGACTACGACGATGAGCGTACGGTCAAGCGTGGTGGCGTCACCTACTCGGTCATCACGACCGAGACGCACGGCAGGTGGATTGACCTCGTGTGTCGTGAGAGGGGTGCTGACCGATGAGCGGCAACAACACAGTCGTGAGGGCAAGTGACTCCAACGGCTTCATGTCTGCCATCGAATCCATCTTTGCGGAATTCACGGCCGAGACCGATGCCGAGGTCAAGGCGGATATCGAGTCTGCCGGCAAGGTGACACGCTCGCATGTGCGTGCGAACTCGCCGAAGGATTCAGGTGGGTACGGGCGCTCGTGGGGGCTTGTCACAAGCTCACGTGACGGCCATCACGTGGCCGTTATCAAAAACGAAAAGCACTGGCAGCTCACACACCTGCTTGAGGACGGCCACGACATTAAAAACCAGTATGGAGGCTCGTATGGCCGTGTCGGTCCGGCCCAGCCCGAGCACCACGTGCAACGCGCCTACGAAGTCGGCAAGGCCGAGTTAGAGCGCCTTTTGGGGGTGAAGCTCTGATGGCTTACTGGCGAGACGTGGCAGCCGCATTCACAAGCGCCCATGTGCCGCTCGCGCAGGTGCGACACCCCAAGGACCAGGCACCGCCATACGCGGTGGCTTGGCGCGACGGGAACTCGCAGCTTGCGTCCGACAATCGGCCACTTTCCGAGTACACGATTTACTTGTACACAAAAGAGCGTGACATGACGCTCGAATTCGCCCTTGAGGATGCGCTTGCAGAGCTTGGCGTCACCTACAACAAGGGCGCGACCGGACACGACGGAGAAACAGACCTCGTGTCTATTCCTTTTCGTGATATCGCAGTCTACGAAAGATAAGGGGCAATCATGCCAAACACCAATCCCAATACCATGCCCAACTACCGCCATGGCATCTCCAATTCCGTAATCGCGATGCAGACCGCTGTTGGCACCTACGACACCCCGTGGAACGAGGTAGGCGCAGAGTCCGTCGAGGTCTCTCCCGCCGAGCGCAATTCCACGACCTTCTACTCCGATAACGCCAAGCCCGCGACCGTCAACGGCGCGCGCGGCAACAAGACCATCAACGTCCAGTTCGCGTCCTTCTCTAAGGATTTCCAGACGAACTGCTTCGGCCACACCATCGACAACACCACCGGAGCCATCGTTGAGAGCGACGATGACGAGGGCGGCACCTTCGCGTTCGGCTACGAGGTGCAGGGCACGATTGGTCCGATCCGCGTATGGCAGCTCGGCTGCACCACGTCTGACCCGTCTCAGTCCTTCCAGACCGACGGCGACAACGCCACCGAGTCCCCGGATACCGCGACCTTCACGATTAACGGCGACGTTATCAGCGGCAAGCAGCGCTCCACCCTCACGTGCAATAAGGGCGATGCAGGCTTTGACACCTTCCTCAGTGCCGTTCCCACGGCGGTCACCGAGTAAGCCACATGGCAAAGCGCGAGGGCGTCACTGACGTACACAACAACCGCGTGGACGTGACAATCGGAGGCAGCGAGTTTACGCTCGTTGCCTCCGTTCTCGCCGAGCGCATCTACGGCGACACGTTCCGCAACGACCTGTCCGAATTGGGCTACTCCAATTCCTACAGCACGCAGCGCATACCCATCACGGACGCTGACGGCAATCCCATGGCGGACGAGAGCGGCAATCTGCTCACCAAGCCCGTGCAAGGGCCCGAGATTTCGTACGTGGGGCGATTCAAGACCGACATCTCCGTTTCGTCCATCTCCAAGGGCGTGGCGATTGGCGATATCCCGTATCAGGTCTACGCAGCGGCATGGGCGATGGCTTGCGCCGCTGGCTCGACCGACATGACATGGGATGAGTGGCGCACGTGGACCGAGAATCTTCCGTCCAACATGGAGCGCGACCGCGCCCTCTGGGAGGCGGTGTGCGTTGACCTCTCTGAACGCGCCATCTTTCGGAGCGGAGACGGACCGATTGACACTGAAGAACCCGACGAAAGCGAGACCAAGGAAGGGTGACAAGGCACCCGTCCCGACCGTCGAAGCCGAGGCGTGGCCCGAGCTGGCCGACATTCTCTCGCTCGTAAAGGCGGGCATCCCATACGAGGAAGCGCTCGAGATGAGCCCGCTCGAATGCTCAAAGACGCTCGCAATCTTCTCGGCATGGGCGATTCCCTCAGACAGACGGATTGGCGGCACAGTCGTGGCATCCAAGTCCATGATTGACGCCCTTTACGGATAAGACACGCAGGAGGTCAATCGTGGCAAAGGATTACTACAGGGGATTGACCGTCCAATTCGAGGGCGATACCACAAAGGTCTCAAGCGCTTTAGGCGCTCTCAACAAGGATATTCGCCAGTCCCAGAGCGCCGCGCGTGCGTTGGACACCGCGCTCAAGCTCGACCCGCAAGGTCTCGGTCTCATCAAGGACCGCGCGGAGGTCACGAGCAGGCAGATTGAGACGATGCGAAAGCGCGTCGATGTGCTCAAGTCGGCGCTCAGCGAAGCCAAAGACCCCGAGGTAATCACAAGGCTCAATCAGCAGAGCGATATCGCCGAGGCAAAGCTCAAGTCGCTCACCGAAGACCTCATCAAGCTCAACGTCCAAGCAGCTAAGCAAAACGGATTTGGCGCCGTCGTGAGTGGCGTGCAAGAGCTTGGTACGACGCTCTCAGGCGTAGGCGACAAGATGACCGAGATGGGCGGCAAGCTCACCATGGGCATCACTGCCCCCGTCGCCGCGCTCACCGCAACGTCGGTCAGCGCGGCGACGACCATCGACAGCGCCCTCACCGACGTACGCAAGACCGTGGACGCCACCGAGCAGGAGTACCAAGCCCTCAAGGACGCGGCGATTGAGTACAGCAAGACCAATGCCGTATCAGCAGACGAAGTGTTGCAGGTGCAGGCTTTGGGCGCTCAGCTCGGTTACACGGTTGACGAACTCGAGATGATTGGCCGAGTCGGCACCGGCCTCGATATCGCGACCAACATGAACGCTGAGCAGGCCACGACCGAGCTTGCCCAGTTCGCCAACATCACCGGCATGGCGCACGACAAGTCCGAGAACTACGCGAGCACCATCGTCGCGCTCGGCAACACCATGGCCACCACCGAGAGCAAGACTAGCTCCATGGCCCAGCGCGTGGCCGCTGCCGGTTCGCAAATCGGCATGTCCGAGTCCGAGATCCTCGGATTCTCGGCTGCGCTCAGCTCCATGGGCATCGAGGCGGAGGCAGGCGGCACGGCCATCTCCACCATCATGTCCAACATCGACAAGGACGTTGCCACCAACAGCGACGGCCTCAAGACGTGGGCAGCGGCCGCAGGCATGACCGCAGATGAGTTCGCCAACGCATGGCGCACGAAGCCCGCAGATGCGCTCGCATCGCTTCTCAGCGGGCTTGGCTCGGCCACCGAGGCTGGCGGCAACATGAGCGTGATGCTCGAGCAGCTCGGCATCGACTCGGTGCAGCAGACGGACATGATGAAACGCCTCGCCGGCAACTCGGATCTGCTCACCAAGGCAGTGAACATCGCCAACACCGCGTGGCAGGAAAACACGGCGCTCACCAAAGAGGTCGAGAACCGCAACGACTCGCTCGAAGCCAAGATGCAGATGGTGCAGAATCGCATCACGGCCATGCTTGAGAAGATTGGCAAGCCCGTAGCGGATGCATTGCTTGACATAATCGATGCCGCCGAGCCGCTTTTCGACCTGATTGAGTCCGGCGCCAAGGCCTTCTCAGACATGGACGAGTCGCAGCAGCGGATGATCGTGAGCGCTGTGGCGGCAGCAGCGGCGCTTGGACCGATGCTCTCCGTTGGCGGTAACCTCGTCAAGCAGCTTGGCGAGGGCGTATCCGTGATTGGCAGCTTCGGCGAAGGTCTCCTCAACTTCTCGGAGGCCACAAAGGCCGGATTCTCCACCATGGAGGCGTTACAGTACGCCACCGAGGGCGCGACCGTCTCTATGTCCAGCCTTGCGTCCGCACTCCCCGTGGTTGCGGGCGCTCTCATGGCGCTCGATATCGCCAACAGCGTCAAGGCCGTCTTTGACGAATTCGCGCTCATCGGTGAGACAGCCACGAGCGCATCTGAAATCGCGGCGCAGGCATCCTCGTCTTTGGACGGATACACCCAGTCAGCAGACGCCGCTGCCAGTAGCACGGTAACGCTCTCGTCTGTTATCGAGGAAGCCAACAGCTCGCTTCGCGAGACAGCCAAGTACTACGATGATGTGGCCGACTCACTTGGTGAGCTTGCGTCCAACACCAGTGCGGCGGACGAGTATACTTCAACTATGAAGGAGCTTGCCAATGCCGGCGAGCTCAATGAGCAGCAGCAGGCACGGCTTGCCAATGCCGTGGAGGAATACAACGAAATCACGGGCGCAGCCATCGAGATTACCGACGCGTTGAACGGTACGCTCAACGTGCTGCCGGACCAGATTGACGAAATCACGGAGGCCTATAAGCGTCAGGCCGAGCAGCAGGCGTACACCGAGCTTTACAACGAGGCCATCAAGGAGCAGGCACGACAGCAGGCTGAGTTAAAGCGCGTCACACAGGAGTTTGGCGAAGCCGCGAACAATGCTGGCAGTATGCTGCTCAACGCACTCAACCCGGCGAGCGTGACCCGCAACGCATCCGAGGTGATTCGTCTTACTTCGTCGTACGACGCGCTCAAGGCTGGCGTGGCACGTGCGGCGAGCGACGTTGAGTACTTCGGCAACAAGCTCGGCAGCTCGTCCACGAAATTCAGCACCGTCCAAGCCGCCATGACGGCAGCGGGATACACAGGCGCACAGTATACAAGCCTTACCGAGTCGCAGCTCGCGGAAATCAGCGCGGCATTCGACGGAACGATTAACTCAATCGCCGCAAAGCTCTCGTCTTTCGGCGTCTCAGTCGGTGGTACCGGCAGCGCAGCGGCCCAGAGCGCCAAGAACATCGCAGACGATGTGACTAATGCGCTTAGCACCATCCCATCGACTGGTAACAACGTGCTTAACAGCCTGAACGACCTCGCCGACGATGGCGGTGCCGTGCAGGACCGCGCAAACGACGATGCGATTAAGGCACAGCAAAAAGCCAATGAAAAGGCGTTGAAGCAGCAGCAGAAGGCTTTCGACCAGGAATACAAGCTCCTACAAAAGGAGCTTGCCGCCCAGCTCAAGCAGCGGCAAAAGGAATACGCCGCTGAAGAGGACGAGCTTCGCAAGTCGAACGAGAAGAAGCTCAAGGAGCTTCGCAAGCAGAACGACGAGGAAGAGGCCGAACTTAAGAAGGTCTTAGATGCCCGCGTGGAAGCTCGTAAAAAGTCGCTCGACGCCGAGATTGACGCGCAAAAGAAGGCCAACGACGCGCAGCTCAAGGCGCTCAAGAAGGCACAGGCAGACGCGACCAAGGCTTTCAAGGCCGAGACGAACGCTCGAATCAAGGAGATGGAGCGCGAGTACAAGGCCCAAGTCAAGTACTTGGAGGACAACGACGGCACAAAGGGCATCGACGCCCGTATCAAGCAACTCGAAGCCGAGACAGAGGCTGAGAAGCGTGCTCAGACCGAACAAGAGCGTCAAGAGAAGATCTCCGACCTCCAACGCGAAGTAGACAAGGCCAAGAGCCGTCGCAGGCGTGCAGAGGCGGAGAAGGCCCTCAACGACTACCTTGCGGAGATCGCCGCCGAACAGCGCGAGCAGGAACGCCAAGATGAGATAGACCGACTCGAAGAGCAAAAGTCCCTCATTAAGGAAGAGACGGACGCCCGCAAGGAAGAGCTCAAAGAGCGCTATGACAACGAGAAGGAGCAATACCAGGAAGCACGCGACGCCGAGGCCGAGGCCAAGGCCGAGCAGGACGAGCTTGCGTACGAGAAGCTCAAGGAGTCGCTTGAAAAAGAGCTCGAACTGCGGAAAGAAAATAATCAGCAGATTATCGACACCCTCAAGGAGCGCTATCAGGCCCAAATCGACTCCATGACCGAGCAGCACGACCTGGAAGAGGAAAAGCGCAAGGAGCAATACGACGCCCAGCTTAAGAACATGCGTGAGCAGCATTCCGAAGAGCTGGAAATCATGCGCGAGTCCCAACAAGAGCAGCTTGACGCATTGAAAGAGTCCCAACAAGAGCAGCTCGACGCCATGCGCGAGGCACAGCAGGAAGCTTTGGACGCCATGCGCGATTCGTACGGCCAACAGGCTGGTGCTGCTCGTGCTGGTGGTGCCGCAGTGGCAAGCGAGGCTGGCGCAGCGGCCAAGCAGACCGCAGACAACATCCGTGACGGGCTCGCGCCCGCCGTGCCGGAGACCAAGAAGACTGCCGAACAGTTGCGTGCGGAATTCCTGTCCAAAATCAACGAAATGCCCGGTGACGCCTACAAGACAGGCGATACGTCCGGCCACACACTCGTGGAACGGCTAAACGCCCATGTCATGCCTACGACTGATGCGACTAAGGCATTGCGCAACGCAGCGCTTCGCGGTATTGAGGGCTTGCCAAAGGACATGGATGACAAGGGCGACAAGGGCGGCAACAACCTTGCCAGCAAGCTCAAGTCACACGAGGGTGACACCAACTCAGCGTCGAGGAACCTCTACGACGCGGCGATGGGTGCAGTTGGCGGATTCCCGTCCGATTTTGGTCAGAAGGGCGAAGAAGCATCCTCGCAATTCTCTCAGGGCGTGGGCGCTTATAGGTCCGAGGCCGAGCAGACGGCATCCGACATGGCGCAGAGCGTCACCAATAATTTGGATGAGCCGAAGAACTGGACATACAACTCAGGCTCGGAAGCAGGCCAGAACTTCTTTGAGGGCTTGCAGTCGTGGGCGGACTCCATCTGGCAGCAGGCATACGACATTGCCGATGGCATCAGCCAGTATTTGCATTTCACCGTGCCGGACAAGGGCCCATTGCATGATGAGGACAAGTGGGGCGCTCACCTCATCGAGAACTATGCGGAGGCCATGCGCTCCAAGGCCTATCTGCTTGAGGACGAGTCCGAGCGAATGGCACGCATCGTGGAGGACGGATTCACGCCGAACCTTGCCATGCGCTACGACGCGAGTCTGAACTACCAGCGCGGCTCGTACGTCTCTGCTATCTCCGGTGGCGGCACGACGGTAGGTAAGCAGGAAATCAGCGTCAACGTAGACCTTCACGACGTGTCGCTCTCAAGCGACATGGACATTCGCAACGTCTCGCGTGAGATTGCCACGCAGACGGCGGCAGAGCTTGCCGCGCAGCTAGGGTAAGGAGTCCTCATGGCGTTGATGTATGACGGCTTCGACCTCACGCAGTATGCGTTCGTGCAAATTGAGCGGCCCGTTGCACCTTCCGTGCGCGTCATTACGGAGGATGTGCCGGGCCGCGACGGCACCAGATACGTGGGCGCGACACTCGACAAGTACGCAGTCACGGCGCATTGCGTGCTCAGGCGCAAGTACATTCCGAACTGGGCCACGGTGCGCAACACGCTTGCCGTGGCATTCACCAAGCGCGAGCCATGCAAGCTGTATCTCCCGGACGATAACGGCCAATACCGCATGGCTACGGCGCGAATCGACGCGAGCGTGCGTGAGCCGCTCATGCCACCCGTGGCATTCGACATCTACTTTGAGTGCCAGGATCCTTTTTCCTACGGTGACCTCAAGACGGCCACCATCCCCAGCGGCGGCAGCGTGACCATCAACGTCGGCGGCATGTTCGCCACCGAGATATCAATCGTGGCGACAAGCGCGGTACGCAACTCGTCTTCCCTGGTCTGGGGCGTGCGATTCGACGAGGGCGACTTCCTCCATGTCGCGACGGGAAACAGCTCGTCTCGCAGGGTCGAAATCGACTGCGGCGCGCGCTCGGTGAAGATTGCCGGCGCGACCGCCATGGTGACGCTCGACTCGCTGTGGCCGCAGCTCGAGAGCGGCTCACACGTGGCACGCATGGACCAAGGAACCGGAGCAGCCACGCTCAAGTGGCGCGAGGGGTGGTTGTAAATGGCTTACCCGACTGACCGAATCATACTGCTTGACAAGGACGACAACATCCTGGGCGAGCTTGCGCCTAATGAGGTTATCGCTCGGAGCCGATACGAGAAAATCAACGGCGAGCACAAGCTCACGCTTGTCACCACACACCCCCTCAAGGAGGGCACGCGCGTGCTCACCTGCGACGGCACTGGCAAGTGGCGCGAGCACGTGGTCAACGCGCCAGACGAGGCCCATGAGAAGGGCGAGCACGCCATAGGCACGTACGGCTGCATCTGGTCGCTCCAATACGACCTCACGACCGTTTACGCGAGCGAGCACGCCGAGCCTGGCATGGGCACGTCGTGCTCAGCTCGCACGGCGGTGGAGTGCGCCATCGACGGCACCACCCGCTGGACAGTCGGCACCGTGGACGTTGACCCCGTGGCGGCTGGCAAGGGCGTCGTGATGATTGGCATCTCCGCATGGGACCGCCTGTCCCTCGTGGTGGGCGCATGGAACGGCGAGGTCGATTCGGAAATCTCCGTCAGTGCGGTAGGTGTCGTGACGCGACAGGTCGCATTCCTCACCCATCTCGGCCAGAGCGTGGTCACGCGGCGATTCGACTGGGGTGAGGACGTTAAGAGTATCCATCGCATTCCCGAGCCCGGACCGTACTACTGCCGAATCATCCCGCTCGGACGCGGCGAGACCGAGTATGCCGAGGACGATGAGACCACGTTCGAGTGGCCGATTGACATCACCGAGGAGACGCCCCACGGCGAGGACTACATCCAGGATGATGAGGCGGCGCTTGTCTTCCGCAAGAAGAGCGGCGGCGGATACGAATACCCGTCCAAAGTCGTGAATTACGACGAGGATGACCCCGAGCTGCTCTACAACGCAGGTCTTGCCGACCTCCACAACCACACGCGACCGACCGTCACCTACAAGTCCGACGTGCTGCAATTCGCGCGTGCTGGCATGGACGTGCAGGGCGTGCAGCTCGGTGACAATGTCCAGTGCTCGGACAGGGGATTCAACCCCGACGCGCCGCTTGCCATCGAGGGTCGCGTGACCGAGATGACCGTCAACGAGCTCTCGCCGCAGACCGACACGCAGCTTGTGATCGGCGAACTCACCGGCTCCATGAGTGGCTTGATTGACAGCATCGTGTCCACGGCAGTCAAGCCCATCAAGCAGCGAGTCGCCACCATCGAGGGCGGCGGCACCATCGTCTACCTGCAAGACCTCATCGACGCGCTCAACCAACAAATCAACGCCACGGGCGGCTACTGGTACGCCATCCCCGGCATTGGCACGCGCACGTACGACACGGCGGTGAGCAATCCAGCCGTGGGCAGCGAGGCATCCCGCGTAGTCGAGGTCCGTGGTGGCTACATCCGCATTGCGGACTCGCGCACGTCCAGTGGCGATTGGGACTGGAAGACGCTCATCGAGAGCGGCCACATCGCGGCAGTGCTCGTGACGGCAGCGAATATTACGGCTGGCTTCATTGGCAACGCGAGTGGTTCGGCCTACTGGAATCTTGACAACGACGACTTCAGGATCGGCGCAACCGCCTCGGTGGACGGGCGAACCGTGCAGGCGCTGCTCGACGACGTGGACAGTGCGGGAATTGCCAGAATCGAGTACGGTACCAGCGCCGCGTCTACAGCCGAGCCAACGAACTGGTCAACCACGGTGCCCACAAGCATGGCAAAGGGCACGTGGCTGTGGGTCAAGACCACGTACAAGAACGGCGGCACGGTCGTCACCAAGGCTTATGCGGGCACCGACGGCATAGATGGCACCGACGGCACCGACGGCGTGGGCATCAGCTCAACGGCCATCGAGTACGGGACCAGCGACGGGGCGGCGACCCAGCCGACGACGTGGAGCCCCACCGCGCCCGGCGCGATCGCGCAGGGGAAGTGGCTCTGGGTCAAGGCGACCTACACGTACAGCAACCAGTCCTCCAAGACCACCTACACCAAGAGCTACGTGGGGACCGACGGGGAGGACGGCACGAGCGTCTACGTGGCATCGAGCGGCAAGCAGGGCGGCACCACGACGGTAACCCTCTCGGACGGCACCGTTCTGACCATCAACGACGGCGAGGACGGAACCGACGGCAGGCCAGGCGCGGACGGCACGAGCAGCTACGTGCACCTTGCGTGGGCGAACAGCGCCGACGGCACCGCCGACTTCTCCACGAGCGTCTCGGCCGACAAGCGGTACATCGGCGTGTATGCGGACGGCACGCAGGCGGACAGCACGCGCCACGCCGACTACTCATGGTCTCTCATCAAGGGTGCCGACGGCACCGACGGCGTGGGCATCAGGTCTGTCGTGCCGCAGTGGTACCTGAGCACGTCAAGCGCGAGCG